GACATAAATTATTTCCTCTCTAAAACTCCATTTGAGTAACTTGAGGTATAGTAATCTCTAGTAAATACAACACCTGATACATCTTCTCCTGATGCAATTACGTCCTTCACCATATTTATGTTACTATTTGAAATGTCCAGAGAGATGTACAAATCCTTTAATCCTACTATATCGTTTGATTCTGGGAAAGCTTGTATTTCAATTAAATCGTTTTCCGCTATTGTTGATGTAAAATTGATTGTGTTTAATAGTATCTCACCTTTTTTATAATCAACAGAACCTGCTTCTTTAACAAGAACAGTTATATTACCTTTTTGATCCTTAGTTACAACACTAATTGTACCCTTCATACTACCATCAGGATTGCCAGAGATGTCTTTATTTGGAGTATCTGTTAGATAAGATATTGATGTGCTACCAGCAATCGTAAAACCAGTACTCTTAATATTAAATCCAGAGGGATTTATATGGAATTTATTTCCAAAACATAATTCATATTGAGCAAACTGATTTAATAATGCATTTAAATCCCTTCTAATAATGACTTTTGTAATGTTAGAGGTAATCCCATCACTGACTCTATCAATTAATTGGTTTACTTTACTATATTTGAATCTACCACCGAATTTATTCATTTCAACGTTGTCTGCATAACTTCTCAAACCCGCCATGATATCTGTGCGTAAAGTATTAGACGATGCAACTTTTAATGGATCATAATAAACGTTTGAATCAAGTTCAACATAAAGTATTTTAAGATCAATTATATCTGCGTTAATACCAGCAATCGCATAACTTTTTAATTTACTTTTAATTTGAGTTTTATCAAAATCTGATATAAATGTTCCATTTTTTGGTTTAATACTAATTTGCACCTTACCAAATTGTGGTGGATCTAATTCTTCACCTCCAACAACTGAAACTGACTCAGTTTGAGGATAAATTTGATTTATAATTGCCTCATAATCTCTTGATGTAACTGCTCTATATTGTGCTGAGTACAGTCTTGGTGCAAAATACTTAATAGAAGACACATCTTCTACTTCTGCCCCACTAGAGGCACCTGAGATGGTAGTTACAGTAACTGTATCTACTGGTGTAACGAATACTCCAGAGTCATTTGTAAAAGTACCTTGAAAATTGAAATTTGCAGGACCATTTCCGTCTTTTCCCTCAGTTACAATATAAGTTGCAGTAACTATAGACTCATCTTTTAATTTTCTACCAAAAAACCCATCTCCAAATAATATTTCATATCTTTCATCTTGTACTTCTTGAGCAAGGTATATTTCTGAGTTCTGGTTTAACTTTAATATATTATCAACCTTTTGATACTTTCTACCAATTGAAGCTGAGTTTTTATCCTTTACAAATACGTTTAATGTTGAAGCATCTATGTTAGCACTATCAATCAAAAATCTTTGATCGATAGATGTATCGACTACGTATTGTCGTCTTAAGTATGTTCCTTCATATATTAGTATATTTTGGTCAAATTCTGCAAATACATTAGTTCCAATTGTTTTTATTCTTGTAGATGAGATATTATCAGGAATCGAGAATCTAAATGTAGTATTTTCGTTATTTCCTACACAAACAAGACCTGCTCTTAATGTAATTGCCCTTGGAACTGTATTTGGATCAGGAAATACACCTAAATCAACATCATTTATTTTTATTGTTGCTATTGCTGCTCTTTTTGAACGGGGAACATAACCAATATTTCTTGCAAGCGAAACTACATTCTCACGAATCACTGCAGAATCTAAAAATGATTCATTTGCAACTAAATTTGCATTAAATGAATTAATATACGTATTATATGCTAAAGTATCAATTAAAACAGAGAAGTTGGAACCCTCAAAATCAAAACTATCAAAATCTGAGTTTGATCTTAAAAAATTTTTAATTTGTACTTTGATTTCATCAAAGTTTAAACTAGTGTATTGAATAAAGGGCATATTATCTGTTAGGTTCTAGTAAAAGACTGAAAGACTGAGTTGGAAGTGCCAATCCAGTAATATCAAAAAATACCTTTACATCAAGTTCATTTAAATCAGGTCTTCCAACCACTTCAATTCTAACATTAGATACTCTTGGTTCAAAGTTTCTAATAGTTTGACGAATTTGGTCTTCAATAACTGTAATAGTCGTTCTTGAGAAGTTTTCAAACAAGGAATCCCGAATGTCTGTACCTATTAAAGAGTTAAAAAACCTTTCAAAGGGTATAGTTTCAACTAAATTTCTTACAGATCTAACGATTGCACGTTCGTTCACGAGTATAGGAAGGTCATTTGTCACTGGATGTGGTTTAAATGACAAACTTATATCCTTAAATGCTCTTGATTTGCGTGTAATCGCCATTATTGGTACTTTTAGATTTATTTATACCCTATCTTGTATAATCATTCATCACATAATCATCGCTATCAAAATATTCAAGTATCCACCATGCCACTGAACGGGGATTTTTGTTACCACAGGTGAAAATATCAATCGCAACACACTGTTTTTCTGGCCAGGTATGGCAACATAGGTGACTTTCAGCAAGAGTTATGTTACAAGTGACACCATAAGGGTCAAAACAATGAGTAAAGGTGTTTAATACCTCTAAATCTTCACTTTTACAAGCACTAACGCACCTTTCTTCAATTTTTTTCGCATTATTTAACTTTTCAAAGGGAACATTGTATATTTCAATGAGAGTATGATTGCCCATATGAGCATTTTTAACGTGTTTCATCCTAATTCTGGTTCAATGTGAATTTCAACGACTTTATAATCATCCTCTAAGACTTCTTTGAGGTAATTTTCATCCCAATAGTCATAATAATTGGTTTTTGCAAGTTTTTTTCTTGCATCAGTGAGTTCTTTTCTTGGTTGGCACAACACTAAATTGTATTTTCCGTTATTTGTTTGAATTCCTTGTATGTATGTCTTTGTTTTTCCATGATCAGCGATGAATTTGTAGTCAGGATAGTTGCGATTATAGTCGTCAACCGCATCATATAAGAAATTTGCGTCAATATTATCTTCAACTATGTTTATTATAACGTCAAAATCAGAATTTGGCACAATTTGATGTAATTTTTGCTCTTGAATACTAAAATTAGCACCTGACGCATACGGGCAGATGCTAAAATTGCCTAATTCTGGTCGAATTTTAGATAATTGACCAATCCAATGTAAAATATATCTACTCTTCTCGTCTTTCATCGGGTGTTGTCCAGAAATAATCATCACAATCACCTAATCGACCCCAGTTGACATCATTCTCAACCTCAAAGATACGTGTTGATACCTTAAAATCAGGTGTTTTCACTGGATCAGGTGTCATTGAAGTGTCAAAAATGCGACAACGGTTGTTTGGATAGAGACAATACTGTCCATTTTGCAATTCAATCAGGTTAAATGACTTATGTTCATCGGGCATTTCACTTGTCGAGGCATCAATCTGGTCAAAATCGCCATGATAGTTGTCAAGAGTACAAATATACTGTCCTTTTTGATTACCAAAGTGCCTTGTACGACATTCCCATTGCATTGGAGCAACAAATTGCTTGACAATCACGGTAAAATCATAGTCCATACAGTTCCAAAACTGTAAATTGACTAAATCCATGTCAGGATCAGGTAATTTTGGAGAAGAAGTAAAGGCAGATATCGGTAGTTTATCATACATTGCTCCATATTCAGGTAAATATGTCTCAAAATAGAATGCACGACCTTGTATTGACTTGGCACATACCCAGATTCCCTCTACAAATTCACCATGACCAGACTGAAAGTCAGTTAAATACTCTTTTCGTACCCAAATCTTCTTTGTTGGTAAGTTACCAATTAGTTTTGCCATCCCTTCCAATCCTTAAAGAAATTTGATACTTCATATCCATCATACTTTTCCATATATTTAACCGACTCTCCCAAATAATAGTAATCATAACCAAGTTTCTTATAGTAAGCAAACTCATGTTTATTGGCAACATGCCCCATTGTTAACTTTGGATTCTCATAATCCCATGCAAACTGATCACCCCAGACACTATTTAAACTATCAAAACGATAGGCAAGAGTAAAGGCAACTAATTTATTCTGATCATAATAACCTAAGACATCACAATGATGAGTTTCAAACTCTTCCTTAAAGATTGGAACGACATCATCAAACTCTTTATACTCAACATACTTTCGATAAATTTCAAGACACTCCTTATAATAAGAACTATCAAGCATACGAAAGTTCTCATATTCTTGATAGTTAGTGTCTTTCAGTCGAATTCGACAATACATTAGCGACCCTGACCTCTGTATCTTTTACGAGCCGAGTTACGAGAGGTTGCTGAATATTTCGAGTGTTTTCCAGTTCCCTGTCGAGATTTCTTTGGTCGAGCATCACGATTGTAAGACGCTCCACTTAACATTCCCTTTGCCATTAGTCTTCCTCCTTCACGGGTTCATAGGTAATTTGATTTGCAATTTGCTCTCCTGTTACATATTGTTCAAGAGCATAGTCTTCCAGTCTGTCAAAGAGTTCATTCTCAGTGACACTCCAGAAGACGACTTTTCCATTCCGAAGTATATTATACTTTGTCATATTGAGTGGGAGTTTTACTTCCATTTATATGATTCGGGTTTTCTCATGTCCAACTCGAATGCGTGGATCGCACCAGATTTCAAATCCTGCCTCTTTTGCATCAAGACAGAAAGAAACGTCCTCACCGCACATATCTTGAACTTCTCCTGATTCAAATACTTGCATCTTTGGAGCAAACCAAGGATAAGGTAATCCTTCACTCTCAAAGACTCCATTCTTAATCAGTAACCATCCAAAACCTGTATAGTCTACAGTAAAAGGTTTTCTTCTCTTACTGATACTTTCAATGGTTTCATGATTCATCACACCACCATTGGTACGGAAATCATCTTCATCTAACCAGTGAGCAACGGATGTTGTCTTTCCATCTTCGGTGCAGTACCATCCTGCAACGATTTGCCTTTCCTTTTCAGGGTCAACAATTAATTTGAATCCTGCAAGTTTTTTTGCTTCACTTCCATCTGGATTCTTCATTAACTCTCCCTTCTCGTCTTTCATTGGTTCATATACTTCTTCCTTCGTGATTGCATTCTCTGGAATTGCATTCAGTATTAACTGATAGAACTTCTCTGTGTTGAATACAATATCTGAGTCAATCCAGAGCTGATAATCATATTTGAGTTTACCATCCCAAGGTAACTGATTTGGTCCACGGAGTACGTTTGCTCCTAAACATTTGCATCTTGCAAAGTTTACCATTGATGAATAATCCTGAGATATCTGTATTGCTGCTCCTGCCTGTACTAAATCAAATGATAAAGAAACAAATGATTTGAGAAAATTATATGAGACTCCTCGACCTGGTAGACAAAAGACAATTGTTTTTCCTTTGACTAATGCTCTTGCAAGATTATAGTCCCATTCTGGTTTCGTTGAAGGAGTCTTCTTCGGGTTTTTCGCTTTGACTGTAAATCCTTTCGCCATAATGTGTTGTAATTACATTCATATCATACAATAATTTATACGACTTGTCAATGTTTCTTTTTGTTCGTAGGTTCGGCATATAGGAAAGGTTTGTATGAAATTACGATTTGATTTTTCTTTCCAGTGACTCGACTATAACAATCAAAAGTAATATTGAATCGAATGTGGCGATTTTTAAAAATTATCTTTCCTATCCGAAACTCTTCTTCTTCATTCATTTATTTCCTGTATTTTAATTCCTTCATTATCTACATGCCATACTAATTCCGTGTCTTCATACCACCCAAATTCATTGACGACCCACTCAGGCACCGTAATCTGATATTCATTTGTAATTGAGTCAACTGTAATGGATACTTTTGAATCTTCGTATTTCTTCATTGAGGGTATCATTTTCACTTTTCCAGTATATAGTATATACGTACTTTATGCAAATCCTGTGTGCGGATTTTTACACACGAAAAAAATTCTGTACCCCCTGTGTAAATCCATTGCGTTTTCCATAACGAACTCGCTTTGGGTCGTTTATAGCTTAATGGTACCTTGCGTTTTTCTAAACGGGGGGCGACCCCCCGTAACACTGCACCACACGCACGAAGAGGGTTAGTACACCCTCTGCCCAAGTGCTGCGGGTCTGTCTCCATACTCACCTGCATGGCGACCCCATGCGTCTAAGGTTTCAGCGTATCCGTAAAGCATGGAAAGGTCTAAACAGATTTCAGTTGCTTGCCAACTGTCTGTGTGTGTTTCTGTTTCCTGTGCTTC